CGCGCGCGCCGTGGGAGATCGCCCGATGGCTGGTCGCCGTGGCGATCGCCATCGAGCGGTTGCCCCCGCCGCCGCACAACCCCGCGCCCCGGATGGGGAAGCCGTTAAAGCGGTCGCGGGAGGGTGGCAATAAATAGCCGTTGCCGACACGGACGACATTCTGCCATACGTTCGTGTCTCCTCCTCTGACGATCAAACTCGCCGCCCCCACAAGGGGCGGTTTTTTTTGTGCCATACGCAACAATACGCTTGACGACGCGGAGGCGGTTTTGCCAACGCTCCGTTATGGTGGGTGACGTATGACAGAACGCCTCCCAAACGGTCGTTTCCCCAAAGGCAACGGCCCGGGCTGGGGCGGCCCCGCGAAAGGCAACGGCTCTGGCGGCAAACGCGCGCCGTTGCTGACCGGTGGCGCTCCGACGCTGGCACGGCGTATTGACAAGCTGATGACGGAAGCGGACCGGCAGATACAGGCCGAGGCCGTTAAAGATGAGATTTTCCGCATTGCGCTTCAATCCGCCGACGACGCGGTCCGCGTCAATGCCGGCAAAGCCTTCCTAGACCGTGTGGAAGGCACGCCCGTCGCGCGGCAACTGACGATTTCGGTCGATGCGGAGAAGCAGCCTGTGATCGATCGCCCCCCGGCCGAGACGCGCGACGAATGGTTGCGACGGAAAGCGCAAGAGCGTGTGGTCACCGCAGCCAGGGCCGCAGGCTGATGCCATTGCCGCCGATTGGTGCCCCGAACTGTTCTTCGGTGGCGCGCGCGGTGGCGGCAAGTCGGACTTCCTTCTAGGCGACTTCCTGCAAGACGTGCCGAAATACGGTGGCGCGTGGCGTGGCATTCTGTTCCGCCGCACGTATGAGCCAGAGCTAAAGGAAATTCTGCTGCGGTCGCAGGAAATGTATCCACAGACCGGGGCCACGTGGCACGAGAAGGACAAGACTTGGCGTTGGCCGAACGGCGCGTTCCTTCGACTGCAATACCTAGAGCGTGAACAGGACGCGTCCCGCTACCAAGGGCAGCAGTTCACGTGGATCGGCTGGGACGAACTGACGCAGTGGCCTAGCGATGTCGCTTACCGGATGATGTTTGCGTGCCTTCGCTCTGCTGCAGGTGTGGCGACGAAGCGGGTGCGGGGCGCGGGAAACCCAGGCGGGCCGGGGCACCAGTGGGTTAAGGGGCGGTTCATTGATCCCGCGCCGCGTGGGTTTGAACTGATCAATGATGGCCCATGGGAACGGATTTTCATCCCGTCGCGGGTGCAAGACAACGCAATTTTGATGGCGTCCGATCCCGACTATGCAGCGCGATTGCAGGGCGCGGGATCGGCGGAACTAGTCAGGGCATGGCTTGAAGGTGACTGGTCAGTCGTATCGGGTGCGTATTTCCCCGAGTGGTCGCCCGATCGTCACGTCGTCGAGCCGTTCGAGATTCCGCAGCATTGGGCGCGGTTCCGGTCGATGGATTGGGGTTCGGCGCGTCCGTTTAGCGTCGGCTGGCATGCGGTTTCGGATGGCAGTGACAGCCGGTTCCCGCGTGGCGCTCTGATCCGCTACCGCGAGTGGTACGGCATGAAGCCGGGCAGCCCGAATGTGGGGTTGAAGCTGACAGCCGAGGCGGTGGCGCAAGGCATCCGAGAGCGGGAACCCGATCGGGTGCAGATGGGCGTTGCTGACCCTGCGATCTTTGCGGAGGACGGCGGCCCTTCGATAGCGCAACGGATGGCGAGTGCGGGCGTGTTGTGGCGTCGGGCGGACAACAAGCGGGTGCCAGGTGCTGGCGCAATGGGCGGATGGGATGCGGTGCGGGCAAGGCTTGTCGGAGAAGATGGCAAGCCCATGCTCTATGTTTTTTCGACGTGCCGCGATTTGATCCGCACGCTTCCCGCACTGCAGCACGACACGTTGCGGCCTGAGGACGTAGACACAGACGGTGAAGACCATGCGGCCGACGAATTGCGATACGCGTGCATGTCTCGGCCTTGGGTGCCGGCGGTGAAAAAGGCGGATGTCGTGCAGATCAGCGACTACGGTCGGAACAAGCGAAAGGCGGGCGTAGATTGGCGAGTAGCGTGAATCCCGACGATCTGTTGCGGACGTTGCGCGAGTGGTTCCGCGATGCGGAGGACACCAGCGCGACGGGTCGCGAGGAAAGCGAGCGGGCGCGCGACTATCTCGATGGTCGCCAGCTTACCGCCGAGCAGGTCGCGACGCTGGAAGAGCGCGGACAGCCGGCGGTCACCGACAACCGCGTCCGTCCCAAGGTGAACTACATCCTCGGCGTAGAAAAGCGGACGCGCACCGATCCGCGCGCGTATCCACGGACGCCAGAGCATGAGCAGGACGCGAACGGCGCCACCGATGCCTTGCGGTATGCGTGCGACACTGCGCACGTAGAGGAAACCGCGCCGCTGGTGCTTGAAAACATGCTGGTCGAGGGGACCGGCGGCGTAGACGTGGTCTACAATCAGGCCACGGGCGATATTGAGGTCATTCACTACCCGTGGGACCGCCTGTTCTGGGACCCGCGTAGCCGCAACCTCGACTTTTCTGACGCGAAATACCTCGGCGGCGTTGCTTGGCAGGACGAAGACGACGTGCTGGCCAAGTGGCCAGCGGCCGAGGACGCCATTTCCGGTGCCCATGCGTTGGAAGCGTCAGACGCCACGACTTACGGGGACCGTCCAACGGCGACGTGGGGCGATCGCAACCGCAAGCGGGTGCGGGTTATTCAACTCCATTGGGTGGACGCGGACGGATGGTGGTCCGCGACGTTCACGGGCGGCGGGTTTCTGTCTGAGCCGGCGCTATCGCCGTATGTGGATGAAGACGGCGTGCCCGTCTGTTCGATGGTCTTGCAGTCGTCGCACATTGACCGCGAAAACATCCGTTATGGCATCGTGCGCGATATGTTTGACCTGCAAGATGAGGTCAATAAGCGCCGGTCCAAGGCCCTGCACTTGATGACGGTCCGCACGGTCATTGCCGAACAGGGCGCCGTGCAGGACGTGGACGAAGCGCGGGCGCAGGTGGCCAAGCCTGATGGCTTTGTCGAAATCGCCCCCGGCATGCGGTTTGAGATCGGCGACAACGTTAACTTGGCCCAAGGCCATGTCCTGCTGCTGAACGAAGCCAAGACCGCGCTTGAAGGCCAGGGGCCAAATGCCTTCCTGATGGGCAAGCAGTCGCAAGGCGCATCCGGCCGGGCAATCATGGCCAGCCAACAGGGCGGCGTCACCGAGATGGAAGGAACCGTCCTAGAGCGGTTCAAGAACTGGAAGCGCCGTCTATACACTGCAATCTGGCTGCGCATCCGGCAATTTTGGGATGCGGAGCGGTGGGTTCGGGTCACCGACGATGAGCGCAACGTTCGGTTTATCGGGCTGAACCAACCGCTGATCCTTGGCGATGCGCTGGCCGAAATGCCGCCCGAGCAGCAGGCAGCCATTGCCGCACAACTCGGCCTAGTGCCGGGTGATCCGCGGCTGTCGCAGCCGGTGATGGGCGAAGACGGGCAACCCGTGCGGCGGAATGACGTGTCCCGGGTGATGGTCGACATCGTGATTGACCAAGCCCCGGACGTAGTGACGCTACAGCAGGAACAATTCGCGCTCTTGGCCGATCTGGCTAAGATTCCCGGCTTGATCCCGCCCGATGCGCTAATCGAGGCGTCGGCCTTGCGCAACAAGGATGCGTTGCTGAAGCGTATGCGCCCGCCGACTGGCCCCGATGGTCAGCCCGTTCCGCCCCCGCCGCCTCCCGAGGTGTTGCGGATGCAAGCGGAACTGGAAATGAAACAGCAATCCGCACAACTCGACGCACAGATGGAAGCCGCGAAGCTGCAAGCGCAGATCGCGGCGGACCAAGCGCGTCTACAAGCCGAGATACAGGCCATGCAGGCCCGTGCGGCAGCGGAAATCGAGATAGCCCGGCAGAAGGCCGAGGCTGACATACAGATCGCCAGGGCGAAAGCCATGGCGGATGCAGAGCTACGGGCGCAGTCGGCAATGGCTGCGGCTGAGACGGCTACGGTTCAGTAGCCCCGTCGCCGGGGATCGGGCGGATAGCGTCGCCGGCTTTACGGGCGCAGCAGCAGGACATCAATGAGCGAAACGACGGAAGGACAGGGCCGCGAGGCTCCGACACCGCTTGGCCATCTTCTAGGCATGGGCACACGCCCGCCGGCCGCTGAAACGTCATCTGGGCACGATGACGCGCAGGGGCAGCAGGTGCAACCCGTGACGGGCGATACTCCCGCCGAACCGCCCGCTGTGGCGGCTAAGCCGGAGGCTGCGAAGCCGGCAGATACGGAAGAAAAGGCAACCGTCCCACTCAAAGCCCTGCAAGCGGAACGAACCAAGCGGCAAGAGCTTGAACAGCGTTTGAAGGAATTGGAAGATCGCGCAAAGGCACCAGAGCCGGAGCCGAAACCAATTCCGAACCCGGCCGTCGATCCGGCCGCGTATCATGCGCTCGTTCAAGAGCAGCAAGCCAACACGCTGTTGAACGTTTCCGAAATCCTGGCCCGCCAGAGATACGCCGATCTTGACGAAAAGATCGCGGCGTTTCGCGAAGAAGCGGACCGGAATCCCGCGCTCTATCAGCAGCTATTTCGCCAGAAGGACCCGTATGACTGGGTTTACCAGCAAGGGAAAGCCCGTCTGGCGCTGAAAGAGATCGGGACGGACCCTGAGGCGTATCGCCAAAGGGTCATGCAGGAAGCCGAGACGTCTATGCGCGAGAAGCTCCGCGCTGAGCTTATGGCGGAGTTTGGCATCGTTCCGCAGTCCAACCAAGACGAGCGTCCCGCAGTGCCCGTGAGCATGGCATCGGCCCGCGCTGCCTCCCCGCGTTCGGAGGTCTATCGCGGCCCGGTCCCCCTTGGACAACTTCTGAAAATGGGAACTAGGAAATGACCGTCACCACGGTTGCATCCGGTAATCGCGTCCAGCAGTGGAGCGATACCTTTTACAATGAGTTCATCCGCGAGAATCGCTTTGCCACGTATATGGGCGACAGCGAAAACAGTCTGATTCACGCCAAGGAGGACCTTGCCAAAGCGGCGGGCGACAGCCTGACGTGGAGCACGGTCCGCAAGCTGTCGCAGAGTGCTACGCGCGGCGCCGTCACGCTGTCGGGCAACGAAGAGCAGTTGAACAACCGCTCGCTGCGGGTGTATGTTGAGCTTGTGCGTCATGGTGTCCGTATCGACACCAAGACCGAGCAGATCAAGACCGAATTGGACCTGTTCGAGACCGCTCGATATGCCCTGAAGGAGTGGCATATGGAGACGCTCAAGATGGACATCATCAACTATGGCCTGATGTCCATTGACGGGACCAAGTTTTCGGACGCGACGACGTCGCAGAAGAATACTTGGGTCACGAACAACAGCGATCGGGTCCTGTTCGGCAAGCTCAACAGCAACTACAGCACGACGTTTGCGACCGCGCTGGGTAACATCGACTCGACCAACGACACGCTTACGCCGGCAGCGGTTTCGCTGATGAAGCGCATCGCCCGCACGGCCAGCCCGGCCATTCGTCCGCTCCGTATTCGGAATGATGAGGAATGGTTTGTGCTGTTTGTCCCGACCTACTCCTTTCGCGACCTGGCAACCCACAGCGACATGCTGTCGGCGAACCGCGATGCGTGGGACCGTGGCAAAGACAACCCGATCTTTACGGGCGGCGATCTGATTTGGGATGGCGTCATCATCAAGGAAATCCCTGAGATTCCGGTGCAGGCCGATCTTGGTGCGTCTTCCTGCGACGTTGCGCCGTCCTTCCTGTGCGGTCAGCAGGCTGTCGCCATGGCGCAGGTGCAGCGGGCCAAGGCAATCGAGGACACGCCGCAGGACTATGGGCGTTTCCGCATGCCGGGTGTCGAAATGATCCGCGGCATCACCAAAATGCGCTTTGGCACGTCTGCCACTGCGGACACTACCACGCCCAAGGATCACGGCATCGTCACCGGCTGGTTTGCCGCTCAGCCCGATTCTTGATCCTGACTGATACGGAGAACAGAAAATGGCGTTTACGTATTCCAAGAACATCGCGGCGACTGATCCGATGTTCTGCCCCAATGCGGGCGAAGTCGCGGCGGTGACGCAGATCATCACCGTCGGGACGGCTGATCTGACGCAGAACAATACGTTCGACATCTGCTACATTCCGCCCAACTGCAAGGTGGTTGACGGCTATCTTGCGGCGACGGACATGGACAGCGCAGCGTCGCCGGCGCTCACGATCATCGTGGGCGATAGCGGTGATACTGATCGGTTTATCAACGGCGGCACGATCGGCCAGGCGGCGATGCGTATGAGCTTCGGCAACAACGCTACGTCGGCGGCGACGCTGATCACGCATCAGGGTACAGTCTATACGTCCGCGACCAAAATCTATGGGACGTTCACCAACGCCCCGGGGACGGCGGTTGCGGGGACCATTGCGGCGACGGTGTTCTATACGCAGACGGAACCGCCGGGGACGATCTGATGCCGCTGTTCCGTTGGATCGGCGGTGTTGAGTGTGGGGACGCGACCGAGACGGTCGCGTTCCGCCTCACTTTTCCGCTGGGCGAGGCCGTCGAGGTCAACGACGCTGCCGCCATTGCCAAGCTGCGCAACAACCGCTTTTTTGAGGAAGTGACGTATGGCGACAGTAGCGCAGTTGGGAGCGCGGGCGCTGCGGAAGCTGGGGCTGTCCCCCGTCGCCGTGGCCGACCGCCCAAGCAGCGGCTCGACGGTGACGGT